CCTAGTAATTGGATGATATGGTCTGATAAAGATAAAAAAGGGTTTGGCCTGACATGGGAAGATGATGTTGATACAAGTTTTGATGAGAGATTTTATTTTGCAAAAGATATTGAGAAAAATTTATATGACAAAAAAGAAGTGGATAAAGATGGTAAGCCTATAATAGATACATTAACAGGTAAACAACAAATTACATTAGGATTAAAATCATTATGGATAGAACAAACTAAATTGACTGCTAATAATTTATTAAGTGCATCGGATTGGTATATGATTAGAAATATAGATTCTGGAAAAGCAATACCAAGCAAAATTACAGAATACAGAAAAAAAGTAAGGGTTTCAGCAGACACGATAGAAACTAAAATTAATAATTGTGAAACATTAAGTGCTTTTAAATTATTATTTGATACGCCTGTAGATAGTGAAGGTAAACCAACAGGTAATCCTCCCATATATGATTTTCCTGAAGAGGTAAAGTAATGCTAGGTCATTCTGCCATAGCCGAAACTTCTATAGCTGATGTAGGTGGTTTAGTTTTAGATGGTGTAGCAGAGATGAGCGGTATCTCATCTAAATCATCTGTTGCTGTGGGAATATTAGTTGGTATATCAAGTATGGATGCCAATCTAACGCAAACATCTGTTGGGGTTCTTATAGCATCCGGAGCATCTGCTTCTAAAAGTTTTGATTTCACGCAAACTACGGCAGCCAATAGATTAGACATATCTGAGATAGATTTGTCTACTATTTTTACACAAACAGCACAAGGGACAGCTATTCGTATTACATCAGCATCAGCAGATTTAAATTTTACAAAGACTACATCAGGAGATATAATGTATGTAGATGTTGTAACAGATGCTGCAACCGAAACATATACAGAGATTACACCAAGTGGCACAGAAACATGGACAGAAATTACGCCCACTGGCACAGAGACATATACTGAAATAGCGAGGTAAACATGGCAAGTACATATACATCAAATACTGGAATAGAAAAAATAGGTTCTGGAGAGCAAGCAGGTACTTGGGGTAACACCACAAATAACAATCTTGATATAATAGATAGAGCCTTAAATGGTGCTGTAACATTAACAGTTACAGGAAATACAACACTGACAACAAGTGATGGAACATTATCTAATGGTCAGTTTAAAATTATAATACTGGCAGGATCGCCATCAAGTGGCTTTGATTTAACAATAGATCCTAACGACCAGCAAAAATGGTATTTTATTAAAAATAGTAGTGGACAAACAGCTACAGTAAAACAAGGAACTGGAGGGACAACTGGAAATGGTCGTGCAATCGCAGTTAACACTGGCTTAACTGCCATATTGTTTGCTGACGGCACAGGCGCAGGTGCTAGTGTAAGCTCTATAGCGCCAACAGATCTGGTCGCAGATCCGACTCCCCAGCTTGGAGGAGACTTGGACACGAATGGAAACGCAATTTTATTTGGTTCTAGTAAGTGGGCAATATCATTAGATACTGGTGATAATGAGTTATTATTTAAATATAATGGCACGACAGTTTTTAAATTGGGATCTAATGGTGCGGTAACATCAGCTAACAATGTAACAGCGTTTGGAACAAGTTTATAATGACATTACAATCTAGTGGCGCAATATCATTAACAGATATAAGAGATGAGTATAACAATGGATCATCTGCGCCTATTGAGTTAGATGATTATTATAGAGGTGGCTCGTTTGTTAGGGCTAATGCTACTAACAATACATCGACTAATTTATCAGCAGATGTTCCAACAAGCGCAAATAGTAGCCCATTATCTATTAATGATTTTTATGGACAGAAGAGAGCATTTAGGAAAACTTACGCATCTACTGCCACAGACCAAAGTGGTGTTGGTGTTTTTGGTGATGACTTTGCAGTTGATTATCCAAAAGAAATAGTTATCAATTCATCACAGACTGTAGGTGCAACTAGTACTTCTGAACCAGCATTAAAGATAGATAGCACAGGTGTAGGCACAATAACCATAACCAACAATGGCAGTATAGAAGGTGCCGGAGGTGCAGCAGGTGCGGCAGGAGGAAATGCCCTGCAAGTTGATGGAAGTGTTGCGGTTACATTAGTAAATAATGGAACAATCAAAGCTGGTGGTGGCGGAGGTGGCAACGGTGGTGCAGGCGGTAATGGCGTAGCATCAGCTACTGCTGTTTTAAGTAATTTTGTGGATGAAGGTGGAACGCCCTATGGAACAAATAATGTACCAAGTAATGATGCTCCTTCATGGTTCACGCAGTATAATACATCTCATGATTTAAACGGACAAGGCGTTGTTTCAGATAGAAAGTGGGGCGGATTAAATGGTAATGCACCTCAACCCGGAGCTGTGAATGTTTCATGGGGGTTATTTTCTAATGCAAGTGCTTTTAGAGGATCACTTGCAAACAGAGGTCCTTTTTATTGTTCTTTTCAGGTAAGTATAGCTGCTTCATATTCTCTCAGTGCCACATTAACCACAACGTATGGGACAGGATATGGATCACCAAGAATTAATATTAGCACTAGTAATACATCTGCGAGCCAAGGACAAGGTGGAGGAGAATATGGCAATGGAGCTAGTCTTAATTTAGCTGCTAATACGACATATTATTTAGTTGGTTTTTTAAATAATATATTTGGCGGCACAAACTTATATTATAATAATTTTGATTTTTTAATTAATCTTGCTGTAAACAATGTATTTAGTGGAGGTTCTGGTGGAGCAGGCGGTGTAGGACAAGGATATAATCAATCTGCAGGATCAGGATCAAGCGGATCAGCAGGATCAAATAATTCAGGATCTGGTGGAGCAGGAGGTGCTGGTGGAGCTTTTGGAGCCGCAGGATCATCTGGATCAACAGGTGGAAATGGTAGCGGTACATCAATTAGCTATCCATCAACTGCGCCAACTAATGGATCAAGCGGAGGATCTGGCGGTGCATCTGGTAAATCAATACAAGGTGTCAGTAATGTAACAGAAAGTGGTAGTGGAACTAAAACTGGAGGTACAGCTTAATGCCTTTAAATAAAATAACATTTAAATCAGGTATTGTCTCAGATATTACACCTTACAGCAATGAGGGTGGTTTTGTTGATGGTGATAAAATAAGATTCAGATTAGGGTCTCCAGAAAAGATAGGAGGTTGGGAAAAATTTAGTCTTAGCACATATCTTGGTAGCGCTAGAAGACTACATAATTGGGTTGCTTTAGATGGATCTGATTTCTTAGGCGTTGGTACACATCTTAAATATTATATAGAAGAAGGGCAGACATTTAGCGATATTACTCCTGTAAGAAATATAACATCTGCAGGTGATGTAACATTTGCAGCCACTAATGGCTCCACAACAATAACTGTTACAGATAATGCTCATGGTGCAAATGAAAATGATTTTGTTACATTTTCTGGCGCTGTTAGTTTAGGTGGGGTAATAACCGCCACAATATTAAATGCAGAGTTTCAAATAACATCATTAATTAGTTCTAATGCTTACACAATCACATCTAGTGTTGCAGCTAATTCATCTGATACAGGTAATGGTGGAAGTAGTGTTGTTGGTACATATCAGCTAAACGTTGGATTAGATGTTACGGTTGGTGGTACGGGATGGGGCGCAGGTCAGTGGAGCGGCACAACATCTGGTGCCTTAGCAACACAATTAAACGAGGCACTTGATGCAAGTGAGACTGATGTAGATGTAGATGATGAAACAGGTATGAATACTGCTAATGATGTAATACTTGTAGAAGAGGAGCTTATGCTCATATCTGCAACAACTGATGACAACACAATGACTGTAACTCGTGGACATAGCGGAACGACTGCAGCGACACATGCGGATAATACACTTGTAAGATTAGCTGTTGGTAATGCAGATTCTGATAATGATTTTGTTGGCTGGGGTAATGCAGCATCCGTTACAACACCGGGTGCGCAAATTAGAACATGGTCACATGATAACTTTGGTGAGGATTTAATAATAAATCCTAGAGATGGGGGGTTATTTTACTGGGACAAAACAACTGGTCTTGGTAATAGAGCAGTAGAACTTAGCTCTACATCTACATTTTCAGGAGAAACTAGTGTTCCAACAATAGCTAAACAAGTTCTTATATCAGATCAAGACAGGCATGTTATTGTATTTGGATGTGATGGATTGGGAGGAAGCCCTACAGCACCACAAGGTGATGGAGTGCAAGATCCACTGTTAGTTAGATTTTCATCACAAGAAAATCCTGTTGACTTTTTTCCAACAACTACCAATACAGCAGGTGATTTAAGATTAGGTGGTGGATCTACATTTGTTCAAGCCGTAGAAACAAAAGAACAAATATTAGTTTATACAAATAAAACATTACATGCCATGAGATTTATAGGTCCGCCTTTCACTTTTGGTATAAAAGAATTATCGAAGAATATAACAATAATGAGTCCATCGTCAGCTATAGCTATAGATGACAGTGTGTATTGGATGGGTGTAGACACATTTTATATATATACAGGACAAACACAGCAGTTACCATGTAGTGTAAAAGACAAAGTGTTTCTTGATTTAAATATTGAAGAGAGAAATAAAGTCCATGTTGGCGCTAATACAGAGTTTAGTGAGGTGTGGTGGTTTTATCCTAGCGCAAGTAGCACAGAAATAGATAAATATGTAATATATAATTACTTAGAGAATATTTGGTATTTTGGTTCTTTGGCAAGACAGGCTTGGCTTGATAGAGGAATAAGATCTTTACCATTAGCTACTGGTGGTGGATTTATATTTAATCATGAAACTGGATTTGATGATGATGGTAGCGCTATGACATCATTTGTTGAGTCCGCTCCTATGGCTTTAGGTGGTGCGAATAGATTTTCATCTATAAATAGAATTGTGCCAGATATTAACTTTGCAGGATCAACGTCAATTAATCCTCAAGTTGATTTTACAATAAAGGCAAGAACACACTCTGGTTCTGGTTTTACACAGACAGACGATAGTAACACATCTCAAAGAACGGCAACCACACCTGTAGAAGCATATACGGAAAAATTAGACGTTAGAGTTAGAGGCAGAACATTTGCTTTGCGTGTTGAGTCTACAGAAATAGGCACAAAGTTTAAATTAGGATCACCTCAAGTAAATATTGTGCAAGACGGAAGAAGATAATGTTAGTTACAAGTATACCACAATATGTGCAAGGTTTAACAAATGCTAAGTTGGACTTGTCTACAACAAGTATAACCACTTTGTATACAGCGCCAACTACAGCAGATTTTAACGCATCTGTAATAAATAGTATAATAGTGTCTAATGAATCCCCTAACGCAGATACTATAACCCTTACATTAACAAATGGCACTGATGTTTTTAGCCTATTTAATTTAAAAGCAGTTGCAGCTAATACTTCTGTAGAATTATTAACAAGAGATTTAATATTGCAAGAGGGCGAGATATTAAAGGCCACAGCAGCAACAGCAAATAGATTGCATGTAGTCGCAAGTATACAAGAGTTTGCAATACATAGAACACCACAGGTAGATTTGTAATGACAGCATTTATATTAGCATGTTATCTTAATGGAATAGCTGATAGAGATGGAATCTATTTTAGAAGTGCGGCATCATGTATGGATTTTAGTCAAATGTTAAGTAATCAAACATATATGAAAGATAATGAGAAGTTTACTTATGAATGTATATGTAAACTTGTGCCATATGTAAATAAAGATAAAGTGAGGATATATTAATGTTACAAGCCCTTATAGGACCAGTTACAGGATTACTAGATAAGTTTATACCTGATGCAGATCAAAAGGCTAAGTTGGCACACGAGATAGCCACTATGTCTGAGAAACATGCTCAGGAGGCTTTGCTTGCTCAGTTAGAAATAAACAAAGCAGAGGCTGCAAGTGGCTCTATATTTAAAGGCGGTTGGCGCCCAGCAGTTGGGTGGGTCTGTGCGATTGCTTTTGCTTATCATTTTATCGTAAAAGATCTAATTATATTTGGTGCAAGTTTCGCTGGTTTAGAACTACCAGATTTGCCTGATTTCGATATGGGTACACTTTTAACTGTTCTCGGTGGCATGCTAGGAATCGGAACGCTCAGAACCTATGAGAAGCAAAAAGGTTTAACAAAGTAATACAAGATTTATTTAGACATTTAAGGATACATGTTATGAGCTTATATGCAAACATACATAAAAAAAGAAAAAGAATAAAAGCTGGTAGTGGAGAGAAGATGAGAAAGAAAGGTGCAAAAGGCGCACCTACATCTAAAAACTTTGCACAAGCCAAAAAAACACAAAGAAAGAAATAATTATGGTAGCTAAACTTCATACAATTAGAAGAAAATTAGCAAAGAAACAAAAGCTAGGGTTTAGCGAAAGAGCAAGAGCAGTAAATAAAGGGTTATTACCTAGTAAGGCTAAGAAAGATGGCAAAAAAAAGAGATCCTAAAGTTGGAACAGGAAAGAAACCAAAAGGTTCTGGCAGACGCTTATACACAGATGAGAACCCAAAAGACACAGTTGGTATCAAGTTTGCCACAGAAGCAGACGCAAGAGCTACGGTTGCAAAAGTTAAGAAAGTCAGTAAGCCTTTTGCGAGAAAGATACAGATACTTACAGTTGGTGAGCAGAGAGCAAAGGTAATGGGCAAGAATAAAGTTGCGAGTATCTTTAAAAGAGGCAAAGAAAGCATACGAAAGGCTCACAAAAAATGATGTGGTTTTGGTTAAGTTTATCTAAGTTTTTTAATAAAATAGGTAACTATTTTTATCACAAACACGTTATGTGTGTTAAAACAAAGACAAGGGAGTCAGTAAATGGACATACAAAAACTGCGGCAGGAAATAGAGGCAGACGAAGGAAACGTAAATGAAATTTATTTGGATCACCTCGGTTTGCCTACTTTTGGGATTGGTCATCTGGTCCGTGATACTGACCCAGAGTATGGACAAGATGTAGGCACACCTGTAAGTGAAGAGCGTGTAAATAGTTGTTTTGATAGTGATATACAGGGAACTATAGCAGATTGTAAAAATTTATTTGGCAACTTCGATGACTTGCCAGAAGAGGCACAATTAATTTTATGTAATATGATGTACAATTTGGGGTACACAAGACTAAGTAAATTTAGTAAACTTAGAGCAAGTATATCAATTATGGACTTTACTGAGAGCGCAAATCAGATGTATGACTCAAAATGGAGAACACAAGTGCCTAATAGAGCAGAGCGTTTAATAAACAGAATGAAAGCACTAGGAGCGTAATATGTTATCAGCAATACTTAGTTTAGCAGCACCAGCAATACTTGGACCAGCAGGTTTAGCTATTACATCTAATGCCGCCATAGCAAGCGCAATAGGCGGTGGCCTAGGAAAATTATTAGAAGGTGGCAGTCAACAAGACGCATTAGGAGCTGCTGCATTAGGTGGTTTGGGAAGTTTTCTTGGAGGAAAGTTAGGTGGAGCAACTGGTGGATCAAATATAGCTGGAGGTACTATGCCGGGATTTGGCACTACTAATCCAGCAGTTACAACACCATTAGGAGGCGCTAGTTTACCATCAGCTATGACAATGCAAGGAGGAACTACAGGTGCTGTACCCGGTTTTACAGATATGTTAACAAGGCCAGAAGCTATAGGAGCTGGTATAGGTGCGTCATTAGCGCCACCTCCAATGATGAAGCCAAAAGAAGAAGAAGAAATAGAAATGCCAAGGGGTATGCCGATTGAAAATACATCTATATTTCCTGAGATGGGTTATGATGCAGGTAAAATGGGTGAGTTTAATTATAGAATACCTAAAAACTTTGCAGAAGGCGGAGAAGTAGAAAGCGATATAATGCCTATGGATGCAGGTATTGGTGGTATGATGGATGATGGAATGAATGATAAAGAATTAATAAGTAGCGCAATTGACGTTATACAAGGTGAAATTAATGACCCTGACCAACAAAAAGTTATTTTATCTCAGTTTGTTGCTGAGTTTGGTCAAGAGGCTTTGCAGGATTTAATACAAAAGGTACAAGGTGGTGAAATTCCATCTATTCCAAAAGAAGGTGATGGCATGGTTAAAGGTGCTGGAGATGGTATGGCTGATATGATTCCTGCAAATATGGAGGGAGATCAAGATGTATTACTTTCTGATGGTGAGTTTGTCGTGCCTGCTGACGTTGTTAGTGGCCTCGGTAACGGCTCCTCAGATGCAGGTGCTGATAAATTAGAAGATATGATGGATAGAGTTAGACAATTAAGAACTGGTGGTAAAACACAACCACCTGCTATACCTGATGAGATGATGTTGCCTGCATGATATGCACAGCAGTGCCTCGTGAGGCAATAGATATAGTTTGGGGTGATGTTAGCAGTATGCTTAACAAAGCGATAGCCACAAGCGGAGGTAAATATCATATTGATGATATTTATCATGAACTAACTAAAGGTTATTATAATCTTTGGTTAATAGTAGATAATAAAGACGGAGAGAAAGTTATAGCCGCTATTACAACTAGAATAATATGGTATCCAAACAGAAAAGCAATGGCTATGGATTGGATTGGTGGCAAAAGAATGATGGAATGGTTGCCTATCGCTATGGAAAGATTGACAAGTTTTGCAAAAGATTGTGGTTGCAGTCATTTAGAAGGTTACGGTAGAAAAGCATGGTCAAAAGTTTTAAAAAAATACAATTGGAAACCAGAATATATAGCTTATAGAATGGAGATTAATAATGGGTAAAGGCGGATCAAGACCACAACAGCCAACAGAACAAAATATAGTACAAAGCTCATTACCTAAATACTTTGAGCCATATGCTATAGATATGATTAAAAGGGCAGAAGCAGAGTCTAAAAGAGAGTATATTCCATATGAGGGTCAAAGACTTGCAGATGAAAACGAAGATACAGCTAGATCAAGAGAAATAGCTAGGTCTGTGGCAGAGGGTGGTATACCCGGGTTAAGTCAAGCAACGGCAGGTACTACAGCAGGTATGGGGAGAGCAATAGAGGGTTTAGGATTTCAATCACAAGACTTTGGATCTGAGCAGGCTCAACAATATATGTCACCATATTTACAAAACGTATTAGATGTACAAAAAAGGCAAGCAATATTAGATTTTAATAGACAACAAGCAGGTAGAGATGCTGATGCTGTGCAGGCTGGCGCATTTGGTGGGTCAAGACAAGCTGTTTCAAGAGCGCTTGCTGGAGAGGGCCTGCAAAGACAACTAGGTGAAATACAAGCGGTTGGTCAGCAAAAAGCCTTTGAGCAAGCTCAACAGCAATTTGAGAGAGATAGAGCGGCAAAACTGGCGGCTGAAAGACAAGGCTTATCTGCAGCAGAGAGTCTTTCTGGTCAATCAGCGCAGCTTGCTGCACTAGGCGAGAAAGCAAGAGCTGGTGATATTGAGTCTGCACAGCTTTTAGAAAAAATAGCAAAAGATAGGCAGGCAAGAGAGCAGGCTGGATTAGACTTAGCATATGAAGACTTTATTAGACAAAGAGATATGCCAAGAGAAGATTTGACATTCTTGTCATCTATTTTGCGTGGTGTACCCGTGCAGCCATCAACAGAAACCACTAAATTTCAACAATACAATCCTGTCAAAGACTTATTAGGCACGGGTATAGCTGGATTAGGATTATATAGAGGGTTAACAGGCGGATGATGAACGTTTTACAAATACAAGATGATTTAAAAAACTTTTCTGAAGATCAGTTAATAAAAGAAATGCAACAGCCAAGCGGCTCTGCACCTCAGTTTCTTGTATTGTCAGAATTAAATAGACGTAAAAGAGTAAAAGGTGAGTTTGCCGCTAGACAAGCACAGCAAGCCCCAACAGTTGCAGAGGAGGTTGTTGCTGCGGCAGGTGTTCCTCAATCTGGTATAGCTGGTATGGCTGAAGCAATGGCTCCTGCAAGCGCTGCCTCAGAGGGTATAGGAACAAATGCGCCTATTAACATGAGATCAGGAGGGTTGGCTCAGTTTGGCAATGAAATAAGGCAAAGTATGGGTCAAGAAGTAGATCCTTATTTGGATGAAATAGAAAATGAAGCAGAGGCAAAATTTAATATTGATTTAGATCAAAATCAGCCAGACAACATTACACAATTACCCGGCCCAAGAATACCAACACTTATGGATAGAGGTGGTTTTCGTAGACCGCTTAATCCACCCATTCAAAGAGGTATAGGTGGTAAAGGAAGAAGTAGGTTTTTCTCAGGACCCGCAAGAATATCTCCACAACCTGCTATTGCAGAAATGCAAGGGCAAATAGCATCTCCTATGAGATTCGGTGCGATTGGATATGCAGATGGTGGTGTTATAAAAGCTCAAGATGGCTTACCTGATGAAGAGTCTTATTTAAGTAAGTTTTTTGGTGCATTAAATCCAGATAAAGAAACAGTAGAAAAAAGAATAGCAGAGTCCAATCCTCTTGGTTTTGGCCCTGTTTTAAGAAGCCCTGCTACTGACGCAACTCTTGCTAAATTAGAAGAAGAAGAAAAGCCTACCAAAGCTACTACTGAAGAAAAAAAAGAAGATACAGATGCAATTATTGATTCTGGAGCTGACACGCCAACAACGCCAAAGCCTTTAACTATACAAGAAGAGTTATTAAAAAGACAGGCAGGATTAAAAAAAGATAGAGACTTTGATAGGTATATGGCATTAGCACAAGCTGGATTAGGAATACTTGCATCTGACAAGCCTACTTTAGCAGGCGCAGTAGGAGAGGGCGGTATGAAGGGCCTTGATGCTTTTAGAGAGGCTAATAAAAGATACGAAGAGGGCTTAACAGATATATTAAATGCTAGAGTAAAACTAGCATCTAAAAACACTGGCCTTTCACAAAAGGACGCAATCTCTGCTATTGGTGTAATAGATAGAACAATAGCAAATTTAAGAAAAGAAGCAGAAAAATCGTTTGATGAAACAGCTTTAGCTAAGATAGAAAGAGATATAGCTCAATTAAGATTCCAAAAGAGAGCGTTAATGCCTAGGGCGGGATTTGGATATTTAGACATAGATGTAAGTGATAGCACAGCTTCTAAAGGTTAAGGTTAACAAATGGGAACATATAACGCTTTTAGCAGAGTTACTGGTAGAGATTATCCATTTAAGATTGACGGAGACACTCCTACACAAACCGAAATGGCTAGAATCAATAAGATACTAGCACAAGAAGAAGGTTTATCTACAGAAGCCATAGAAAAAGACGATGGCAATTTATTTACCAAAAATATAGGAAGAGGCATCGATACCATACAGCAGGCTTATGGCTCTGCTATTGAGGGTATTGGTGAGTCCACAGGTCTTGATTTTCTTAAAAACTATGGTGCATCTGTAGTAGAGGAAAATAGAAAAGAACTAGAAGCAAGCCAAGATGCTGCAAGGCAATTAGATGATATAAATAATGTAGGCAGTTTCTTTGATTACGCAGGTGCTACATTAGGGTCACAGGTTCCTCAACTTGGTAGCACACTTGCTGGTTCTGCGGCAGGCTTCTTAGTTGGTGGCCCTGCAGGAGCGGTTGTCGGTGGATTAGCTGCTAATTTACCTTTTTTCTATGGATCAAACAGAGAAGCACAAAAAGAAGAAATAGAAAAGGGTAATAGAATAGAGGTATCTGAGGGCGCTGCTGCGTTAGCTGCGCTACCACAATCGGTGTTAGATTTAATAGCTGATAGATTTTTAATAGGTGGGTTTACTGGTAAGCTAGTTGGTGGTGGAGGTCTTTTTACTAAGGGCGTAAAGGCAGGAATAAAAGAAATAGGTAGACGTGGTGCAATCGGGGCCACAAAAGGTGTGGTGACAGAAGTTCCTACAGAGATAGGACAGCAAGTTTTAGAAAGATTGCAGGCTGGGAAAAGTCTAACAAACAAAGAAGCAATAGATGAATATAAAGAAGTAGCCGCAGCTGCTGCATTAATTGGTGGTACAGTTCGCTCAACAGGGTCCATAGTTGCAGGAAGTAGAGAAAAAAAGTTAACAAAAGATGAAGAGTTAAATAGAGACCAAGCTAACGAAGCATTACAAACAGAGCAACAAATTAAAAATGCAGAGAACTTTTTAGACAATAAAGCGTTACCTGCACCATCAACTTCACCTGCAGAAGTGCAAGATGATAAAGGCGTTGCAGATCTAGAGACAGAAGATAATAAGGTTATAGATAGAGAAAAGATATCTGCAGCTGAGTTACCATTTTTTCAAAAATACACCAAAGCATTAGACGCTGTTAAAAAGGCAGGCAAGGTAAACCCTACAATAGTTAGAAATGCTATCAGAGAAGAAGGTAGAAAGATACCTAAAGTTGAGGTTGACGGCATCATAGAGGAAATGTCAAAGCGTGGTGAGATAAAATCTGTTGGCAAAAATAAGTTTGAAGTTATGCAAGATGATCTAGATACCTATAAAGCTAGAGCCGCAGCTTTAAAATCTAAAGCAGAACAAATAATAGAAGAAAAGAAAGCTATACAAAAGACAATAGATGATGCCCCTCCTATACCTGCGGTAGATGCAGATCCAGTTACACTAGAAACAAACAGACAAAGATTAGAGCAAAAAAACCTTGAGTATGACAATGTAATTAAAGAGGCAATGATACTTGAGCGTGATGCCGCTAATTATATTAAACAAAGATATGGCACCACCGATGTTAAAGGGACCACAGATCAACGAGTGGCGATAGAAAATCCTGTGACTGCTAGTGCGGTTATACCTGATTTGACTGCTAAAAAGAGCTTTGATGTAGCAGATAAGAAAAAACTTACAGATAACTACATGAGCAAAAGAGATTTAGTTATGAAAAAGCTATCTGATAGAATGAAAGCTATTGGATTGGGCGATGTTGTATTAAGGCAAGAAAATATACTAACTGGTAATCCTAACGAGTCACCTACAGAGGCATTGCAAAAGGGTCAAATCTATGAGGGTTATTTCCAAACAGAGGGTGGTAAGCCAACAATAGCTTTGGCTATGGAGATATATGATCCTAATCTCACAGACGCAGAGCTAGAAGCTAAGATAGGCTCTGTATTAAATCACGAAATAATACATGCTATTAAACGTATGGGTTTGTTTAACGCTCAAGAATACAAAACATTAACTGATGCTGTTAGTAAACGTAAATACGTTGTAATGGAAAACGGAAAGCCAGTAGAGAGACAATATACATTCTTAGACAGAGCTGAAAGAATGAATAGAGATCTTACAGCTGAGGCCAAAATAGAAGAAGCGATTGCTGAGATGTACAGAGCATACGCTGATGGCAGAATAGTTGTTGGTGGTCAGCCTAAGACCCTACTACAAAAAATTACTAAGTTTATTAAGTCAATATTTGGCGCTCATGAGGATGTAGGAATAACAGATGTAGATCAGATATTTGAAAATATAGGCACTACAGATCAAGAAAAGCAAATAGGTAGAAGAAAGAGAGACCCAGAAAGTGTTATGGAAAGGCAAAACAGCCTTCTTAATACACAAGCCAGTCTATCAGACCAGCTTACTGGTGATGTAAAGCCTAAAGTAAGGCCAAGCAGAACAATACCACAAAAGGTTAAGACAGCTTATAAGTTATTTGTACAGAGAGCAGATGGGCAATTATTACCATTATTTGTTAATGCAGCAGACCCTATACCTATTGGTCAGTTTATAGAAGCTGATTTTCCTACTGCTACATTTAGGGGCAGACCAATTATTGGTAAGGGTCCAAATAAAAAACTTGGCACAGAATCTTTTTATGTGCCGACAAAAGGGGCAGAGAGAACTAAAGGCGAAGCTAAAAGAGATACTGGCACAATGGTATCCATATCTTCAGAGCAGGAAAGACAAAAACTTATTGCAGAAGGTTATATAACTGAAAAAGCAGGAAGAAATGAACTTAATCCGTATGGCCAAGTTAGGGCGGTTGCTGCACGACCCGGGTTTCATGCAAGCGTTAAAGCGTATGCACTACATTTAGGTCCAGAAGATCTGCAAGTTACAAAAGAAGAAGCAAAAATATTAACTGATTTAGGTATGGTTATTAAGCCTAAAGAGGGAAAACTTTTTGTAAAGCGTAGAGCTGAAGATCAGGTGTTTGCTAAAGTATCTATGGCAGATGATGTAGATTATCAGACACAAATAGATGCATCAGACAGAACAGATATAAATGATAGAGTACCATTAGGCGGCAGCTATGTATACGCAGATGGACAAGCAAAGCAAGACTGGTTAGTTGGTGGTGATATGCGTATTGATAGAGTCTTATCAAGGCAAGAAGCACAAACTATAGCACAAAGTCAAGGTGTAAGAGATTTACCGTACAAAGCAGAAGTAGAGGAAATATTAGGAAGAAAGCTATCTGGTGAGTTGCCTGCTGATACAAAATTTTCTGTTAAAAAAGCTATTACTGATGATATTGCAACAGAAGATTTATTATTTGTTGCACATAATTTATCTGCAGAAGCATTGGTAAGAGCAGATAAATTGGGTGGAATACCTATGCCTTCAATTGCCATAGCTAAAGCAGGCTTAGGCTTTGAATCTTTTGGTGATATATCTTTGATTGGAAACGCCAGAATGGCAACACCAAGCAGCATAGATCAAGTTTATAAAAGAGATGCTTACACTACAAGAGCGCCAAGACCAGAATTTGAAGCTACTGACGATGCTTTAAAATATGTTAATAAATTAAGAGATCAGTTGCGAAATGAAATTATTAATGAATATGAACTAGAGCCAGAATTAAGCTATGATGTTAAAGTTGCATTTTCTAATGCATTTCGTGAATTACCTGAGCAATCAGAAAAAGATGTAAAAGCATTAAATAAAGACTACGACCCATTTACAAAAGATGAAATATATTTAGATGAAATGTCTCCTTTATTAAGATTGAAGTATCTTAAAGATACAGGAGGAATGAAGGAAATTATTGAAGAAAATGCAGCTGGTAGCAAAGAAAATAGAGATAGAATTACAGCAGATATTATAAATAGTATGGCTGGATTTGGATTTGGTGATTATCAAGATCAAATTAGTCCAAAATATGAAGAAAAGTCTTTAAGAGATTGGCTAATAACAGAAAGAGAAAATGCTTTAGAGGCAATAAATAAGCCTTATGCAAATAAAAAAATGCCTTTAGTTACAGAGTATGTACAAGACTTTGAAACTTTTGAAAATAAAAAAGCTACATTGGATAATATTGTAGCAATTATGAGAAAAAGAAAAGGACCAGCTAAAGAAAAAGGCTTCGAGACAGCTAAAACACTTGGGCCGTTAGCCGCAAGAATAACACCTCGTTTTAAAACATTACAAGAGATAAAAAATAGTAGAGAAAGAATAGATTTTAAAAAATTTCAAGATTCTGTTAAGGAAGTTCAAAGAGCTTATAGTTTATCAGAAGAAACAATTTATACATTTCTTAATAATAATCCTACATTAGCAAAAATAGTTGAAGGTAATCCTGATGGCTATACCGTTGATGATGTTATTAATAATAATGGTATCCCTAAAAAGATGGTTGTTAATATATTAGAGAAAAAATCAGATTATAATCTTTATCAAATAATTACAGGTGAAAGAAAAGAATCTTTTCGTGAGGAATTAAAGAGTCAGCAAGCTAATTTGCCAAAACCTATTATTGATTTAATTAATGAAACTGGCAGAAGAATTAAATCAATGCCTACAGAATATTTTGAAATAAAACCTGCTAGAGCTGTAAGATTAAATGAATTTTCTGGAGCGTTGATACCTGAAGAAACCTCTGTTCAAGTTAGGCAGATTTTAAAAAGAAATATGCCTGATGGTAAAATAGTTGAATATGGAGAAGATAGAAGGGATAAACTATTAGAATTTAAAGACGTAATGTTTTCAAGAAAACAACTTGATCCTAAGCTATTAAATCAAAGTATAATTAAGAACTATAAGACTGATGATAATGGCAATATATTAACAAAAGCACAATTAGGTGATGAAAATCCATTTGTTAGATCAGCGCCTGCAGGCACAGTGAAGTTAGAAGATGCATTACAAAAGCTACAAGACGAAAGAGGCGGTGCAGTTTATGATATTAATAATGCAGAAGATAGAGAAGCTGTATCACAAATAATAGCTGAAGAAGCTAGAGTTGCTATGGAGCGTGATGACAGTGCCATAGGATGGTATGACCGTACACTTAAACTAGCTAAGAAAGTTATAGGTGTAGCGCATCCAGAGGTTGATAAGTCTAATCCTGCATATAATCCAGACAATGAAGCGGCATTTGACTTTGCGCTATCTATAACATCTAACGGATTAGCCATTATTCCTAACTTTAAATTAGCTACAGAGCAATACGAGCATTGGGTTGAGAACGGTACATTTAAAGAAGAGGGTAAAGATGCCGGTATGCGAAAGGCTTTCTTAGCCTATAATACTATGAAAGAAACTATGTCTGATGCAGAAATAACAGAGTTTCTTAACTCAGATTTTACAATGGGTGAGCTTAAAAACTTACCAATAATAAAAGAACTTGGAATTACTGTATCTTCAACAGAGACAGTTAATACAATTGTTAAGGGTTCACAAATATTCGGATCTAAGATAGGTGGTGCATTTTATCAAAATGTTAGAGGCAACTATGATGCATTAACTATGGATAGATGGTTTATGAGATTCTTTAATAGAATAACAGGCAACCCATTTAAAGTTATAGGCGAAAATGTATTAAGTGATAATAAAGCTAGATTGTTAAGGGCTGTACAAACAGCAGAAGCACAAAGAAATAATTTTCTTATTAATGCTATTGAAGATGCAAAAGATGAAGCAAATTTAGATATTATTAATGATGCAACAGCTTTAGAGTTAGCTGCAGCATTAGATAGGCAGTATCAAGTAGCATTTTCTAAAACACCTGTAGAGTTAAGGGAAAAAAAGACAGAGCTTGATTTAGCGGCTCAATCTTTAAATAGAAACGCAAATGTTCAAGTTGTAGAGGCGCCTCGTAGTGGAGGGGACCGTGCAATGATGCGCCTTGTAATTAACAGGGCAAGACAAATACTAGCTGAGAACGGTATAAATATTAGTAATGCAGATATACAAGCATTGTTATGGTATGCAGAAAAAGATTTATTAGATGCCTATGGTGTTAGAAAAGGTCAGGGATTAAAAAATGACTATGTAGATGGAGCTATAGCAGTTTTAAGAGAGAGAGGTATAGAAAATGAAACGATCACAGAAGCACTCCCCGAATCAGAGAGAAACAGACTCGATAGTGACACAAATACCGAGAGAAAGATTGAAGGAGTTTATAACCCAAATGATATCGTTACAGAAGAAAAAGCAGATGCAGAACAAGAAGTAGAAGAATATGATGTATCTGAAGGTTTAACAGAGCAAGAAAAGTCAGACCAACAAAAGTTACAAAACGAGTTTGATAAGTTTAACAGGGTTATGTCAGCAGCTGTTAACCCAAACAAGCTAATTAACGTACCTTTAGCAGATCCAACTGAGAGTGTATTTGGTAATAGATATTTTTATGGTACTGTTAAAGGCCCGCAGGGAAGAATGACCAATGTGGTTTTAACAGAGGGATTTCACGAATATAAAGGAACAGATCAGGCAGGCAACCCTATTTATAGTGGTGAGGGATTAGCGCATATTCTAGGTGAGCGCGGCAGAAAACCAAGCAGAAGAGATGAGTTATTAGTCCCTACAGAAGAAGGTAATTGGATAAAATATAAAGATGTTGAAACTGCTATATACGAAACATTAAAAGCGTATAAGCATAAGAATGGTGTAAGACAAAAATTTGATGGCAAATCAACTGATCTTGTTTTGTTATGGGATAAAGCAAGAATAGCTGGTAAAAACAAAGCTAATAAAACATTAGCATTAGTTTTAAAATATAAAAAAGATACATACTCTCAACCAGTTTATGTAGTTAATACAACATTTTTAGAAGAGTCTGACAGGCGCTTAGGAACGCAGCGTGTTAACTCAGTGGCCACCATGCCAACTTCGGACACGACACCACAATCAAATCAAATAGTTGAAGATATAGAAAAGAAAAGACTTAATATTCAATATAATAATTTAGCACCAGTTTTAGGTAGGATTGTATCTAAGATTACATTTGGAAAGATAGAAAAAGAAAAAGCACAAAAAGAAGCAGAAAAAATATTAATTAAGTTTCAAGATGCTTTACTGCCTGTAGGTGCTATGTTGGATGAGTTAAAGAAGAAGGGCTTCACAATAGCCGATGCACTAGATACATATATGCAAGAAGAGTTGTTTCATGGTGTGGCAGGAGCTAAAGTTGAGAAAATACAAAAAGAATTATTTGAGCCATTAGCTGATACTATAAAAACTATAAATATATCAGAGTCTAAATTAAATGAACTCAAAGGTATTAGTAACTTTTATACTAGGGCAGCAAAGAGATACATTGATAAAAGATTGGCAGTTGCAGATGCCATCCTTTACGCAAGGCATGCTAAAGAAAGAAACGACTACATAAATAAAAATAAAGGTGGAGATAAGACAAAAGGTTCTGGTATGGCAAATAGTGAAGCTGATGCCATAATAAATTGGCTATCTACGCTTGATGCTACTGAAGGTGGTAAATTGGCTAAGATAGAAAATATATCTAGGCAGATAATACAAAACACTAACAGGCAAAGATTAGATAGTGGTTTAATATCAAAAGATTTATTAGATAATAATTTTAATTCTAAAGTTTATAAATATTATGTGCCACTTAGAGGTGACATTGAATCTGAGGTTGAAACACAAGAAGATTTAATGGGTAAAACAAGAATGACCACTAATTTGTTTGGCGCAGCGGGTAAGGAAGACCGGTCCGCATTAGGACAAACCGATTATGCAGAAAATATAATTGCATCCATGATGGCACAGAATCAAAGATCAATAGATCGTGGTGAGCGTAATAAAGTTGGTAGATCATTTTTAAATTTAATGAGAGGCATGGAAGAGCAACCTGATGGTACTTTTGCTATCAACGATCAATTAAGAGAACACATGAGTAAAATAGCTGTTTTCTTAGATGACATGCCTAAACAAGCAAGAGATGCATTAGATGAAAATACTATACTTACATTAAAAGAAAATGGCGCAGAAGTTAAGGTTCACTTTAAGGATCAAAGAATAGGACGTGCAATGAAGGGTCATATGACCCCAGAAAGCATGGGCAAGTTTACTAAAGCCCTTGGTAAAATGAATAAGTATCTATCTAGCATTAATACAACATACAACCCATCATTTGTTATTCCAAACTTTGCCAGAGACTTACAAGCAGCTGGTGTGAACATGCAACAGTACGATCAAAAAGGGATGACGAAAGAAGTATTGACCAGTGCTTTACCAGCAGTAAAAGGAATAGTTGCTGTACTGAGAGGTGGTCAAGAAACCTTTTGGTCTAAAGAATACAATAAGTTTGTTGAGGCTGGAGGTAAAAATGCTACTAACCAGATGGGTGATCTTCAGGATCAGATAAATAATATTGGAGATATACTAGGAGATATATCTGATACAGGTATAAAAAAGAAACTAGGTTTAAATAAAAATGGATTTACAAGAAACTTATTAAAATTATTAGATGACTATAATACAGCAGTTGAGAATGGTGTAAGAGTTGCAACATTCACTTCACTAGTTAAGCGTGGCGTTACACCGGCCCGGGCTGCACAAGCGGCAAGGAACGTAACCGTGAACTTTGCGAAGGGTGGAGAAAACAAGACTCTCATGAACTCTTGGTATTTATTTTATAACGCATCACTTCAAGGGTCGATGGCACTTATTAATGCTGCCGCGAAATCAAAGAAGGTAAGAAAAGTTTGGGGTGGTTTGGTTATCTACGGCATCATGCAAGATCAGATCAATTCATTATTATCTGATGATGAAGATGAAGATGGAATTAAAGATTATGACGAATTACCTAGATACGTTTTAGAGCATAATTTAATATTACCTACATTTGGATTAGCAGATGACAAGTTCATAATGATACCTTTATCTTATGGTCTTAACTTGGCAGTTAACTTTGGTAGATCATTAAGTAGATCAGCCAGAGGGGAATACACTGCAGGAGAAGCCAGTAGGTCTATCTTCGGCACTGCGTTTGAAAGTATAAGTCCTTTTGGTGGATTTGATAACATTTACAATCTTACAGCACCTACCGTACTTGATCCTTTTGTTAGTTTGGCTATCAACGAGGATTATAAAGGAGATCCTATATACAAAGAAAGTCCTACGTTCTCATCACGACCAACGCCTGATAGTCAAGCATACTGGTCTAATACTAGCTCTATAGCAAAAGGAATTGCAGACTCAATAAACAGTATTACTGGTGGAGATGCAGTAGAGAGTGGTTACATAGACTTTAGCCCTAATACATTAGAGTTCTGGTTTGATTACTTCGCTGGTGGCACGGGAGCATTTGTGCAAAGATCTGCTGAAGCTCCTTTCGCTATTTACGATGCTTTGCAAGGAGACTTTGAAGGCGATATAATGAGAGCAGTTCCACTAGTTAGAAAGGTGGTAATAAGTCCTAGTGAAAGAGAAGATGTAGGAAACTATTTAGAGAACAGGCAAGACCTGTACACGATACTAGCTAGAATAGATCTAGCAAAGAAGTCAGGAGATGGGTCTACTGTTAGAAGCCTATTCACGGAGTATAAAGATCAATTAAGGATAGCTGGAAGAATAAAGGCTATTGATAATGCAAGGAATAGATTATTACGGCAGATTAAAGAGATAGAAGCTAACCCACGAATACCAGAACAAACAAAGCTAAACCTCAAAAGAATCAGAAGACAAAAGATAAATGATCTGATGAAGCAAGGTTTAATATTAATGAGATCGGCAGGTTTTAAAAAAGCAGGATAAAGGTTAATGTTAACTTATAGCTAAAAGTTAGCGATATAACTGGTGGTATGTATGGCAGCGAATCGAGAAACCAGAACAGTTGACTAACCGAAGGCTTGTTTGACTGGCTGCCACAAAACAACTACTATCATTGTTTCTTTTTTATATTCTTGATAAGTTCTTTTAGATACCATTGTGCTTTTTCTAAGTCTTCCAATGGATTATTGCTGTTTTTATGCTCGTATCTCCATAAATATTTAAAGATACTGCCTTGTAGGTAATGCCTGTAACCATCTCCAAGTGCCGATTTGATTGCGTCTATGCACTCCACTCTGCCTTTACGATAGTGTTCTGGTCTATTTACTTTATCACTCATTTTATTTTATGCTCCTTATGATGACAAGTAATGCAAAGCAAATCACATTTATCTATTTCTTGTTTTATCTTTTCCATAGAATGATTTTTACCTAGCATTCTTGATATGTTATTAATTTTAGTGGTTGGGTCTTTGTGGTGAAAGTGCAAAATATCTGGGTTGTCTTTGTACCCACAAGAAGAGCAACCAACCTCTTTCTTGTATGCACGAATTTGCAGTCTTTTTTCTGCTTTTCTTCTGGCATTTAATCTATTTGTAGCTTTATTTTTTAATAAATCATCTGCTTCTTTTTTAATATCAGGGTCAATAAACCCCATAGAGATGTAGTTCCTATCTTTAAAACTTTGCAAATACTTATTAAAGCCAGTTTTGTTTTCAAGCTCCTCTGCTTTTTCTATAAGTTTTTGTGCATAATCTCTTAAAAATTTTGCTATTGTATTATATTTCATTTGTTTATTTACTTGCTTGTGGTTGTATTTTTCTAGCTCTGCTATGTAGCCACCCATATCACATTTCATTACTATCTTCATTTTGTTCCTATCCCCTTAAAATCCTTTAAATTAAAGTGGCACATAGGTTCTTGATCTTGCCAATCATTTCTATCTGATCGACCACCATGTCTAATTTGGTGATGACTAAAAAAATCAAGAAAACCAGTTCTGTCTGTCCACGATACTATTAGTATTGATTTAGTATTTGTTTCTCTGGCAAGTCTTCTGGCTTCCATGACCTTTGCTAGAGATATTATATATGTTGGAAATGTCCCAAAAGTGTGCGTTCTGACCTTAACTTCTGCGAAGCCCACTGGGCTATCGTCACGATACATCACATAATCTATTTTGTAGGACATTGGTAATTTATAAGAAGCTACGTTCCAACAATCTGAAACGTAGCTTATAAGATTTTTTTCTGATCTTAGGTCATTGTCATTTTCGTACATGGGTCGCATAAGTTAACGTTAACCTTTTTTGCTTTCCACCCAAGCGATTATATCTTCCTTTTTGTAAAGGTTTTTAGTTCTGTTTTTTGATTTAATTATGCCATAACCTTTTGGAAAATTCTCCTCTGGGTTTTTAGCCAACTTCAAAACCATTTGTTTACTTATTGAAAGATATCTAGCAACACCATCTACAGTCAAAAAATCAGAAGATATATCTGCATTATTTGTTGACTTCGTTGTCATTCTCACTCCTATCGTCTGGTGTGCCATCTTCGTTTAGTTTAACCATAACAACCATGTACCTTGATCCAACCCAATCTTTGTGCAGATCTTGAGGTACATCATTTGGGTGTATTGTTAATCTTATGTTAGTTCCATTCTTATCTTGCATCATAGATGTTTTGACTGCTTCAAAACTAACACCCTCAACTTTTTTTTCTTCTTCCATTTTTATCTCCCTTAGAATGGTATTGGATCGTCTATTTCATCATCAGATTTGTCTTCAGTAGTCTTTTCCTCTACCTTTTCTTTCTGATTATCTTTTCTCTCTTTTTCCATGTTGGCTATTATTCTCAAATAAGCATTGCCAGTCTTGGCTACTTTTTTCCAACCAACAAGGTTAACTTTAGGTTGTTGTATTCCCTCTTGCTTTTGAGCTATGAGATCATCTACAACTTCCATATCCAGTTCTAATATTCCGTTATAATCTGGACTTCTGTCGCTTCTCTTTTGCTTTGCAACAAACAAAGCTCCAGTTGCACCATAATTGTTTTCTTCCATTAACTTTCTCCTTGTTTAATTTCTTTTGCTCTCTCTCTGAAAGCATCTTCTACTTCTTGATGGGCAACTTCAGACATTGCCTTTAGTTGTCCTAGTGGCTTTGGATTACCTTTCCAATATGCCACCAACTCCTCTCTGGTTTTTTGTACCTTTAGAAATGTCATAAACATTTCTTTAATCATGGAAACCATCTTAGGATCTGGTTTATCACTTGTATCTTTATTAGGGTTATCTGCTTCATCTATTTCAGCTTGAGAATAAAAATCCCCATGAACACCAAGTAATTTTAATATGACACGATCTATGGCTCTTTTTTCTGCCATAGCAAATGGGTAAGTGCTTTGCTTTGCATAAGTCTTATAATTGTCTGGACTTACCTCTCCAATAGACCATGCAGTATTCTTTCCCTTGCCATCATCTATATAACCTTGAACAACCAAAGACACTATTTTCTTTTCAGTATCGCTTTCAATAATCTTTGGTGGATCAAACCACATGCCAAGATGGGCAGATATTTTTTCTAATGCTTTGTGTTTAACAATCAAAACATTTTGATTTTGTGGCAACGACCAAACTGCACTAGTTCTGTCTTTTAAGTCAACAACCTCTCCCACTTCTTTGAGAAGTTTACTTAGCTTTTCGTTTATTTCTGCCATTACAACTTCTTCCACTCCCTAATCTTATCTCTTATCTTTATAAATAATCTGATTAAGAAAAATGGTTTTTCGACTTTACCCTTACCAGTAGCTTCAGCTATATGCTCTGCAATAAGAGATCTGTCTTTTGGTCTTGTTGCAGTTATCTTTGGCTTTAGTTTTACCAAACCACTTTTCTTAACTTTTCTTGTAACTTTTTTTGGACTAGCTTTGTCCGTTTTTTTATTAACCATTATTAATCCTTTCTTGATATTGGTTACAAAAATCAGCAACTGAACAATAGTTGCCACAACGAGTATGTTCTCCAACTCGAAACTCTATTTCTAAACTTGTTTTGTTGGTGTAGGCTCTGTCAGTTTCTTTATGCCACTCCATGTATTTTATGGCTTCTTCCTCGCTATCTAAAACTCTGATAGCTCTCTTTTGACCTTTTTTCTTTACTGCCCAAGTGTCATTTTTCTTCCACATATCTTCATCAGAACACTTATCTATTTTACCATAAACATCAGAAAGAATTTGGGCATCTTGATGTAATTTCATTCTGTCTTTTATGTAATTTAGCCTATCCTCGTAACTCCACAGTGGAACATCAACAAATACTATTGGTGCTTTTGGATATTCTTCTTTTCTTTCGCTATCTCTTCTATTCCAATCTCTCAGTATCGCACATATTTTTAAGTTAGTTACGTTGCTTTCATCAAAGGCATGTTTGTCATCAACTAGATAGGCATAACAATTAAGTTGCCTTTCCCATTCTATTTTTCCATAAATAACAGACCAGACTGACGTAACCTTGTAGTCAACAATGCAAATATCATTGCCTATTCTTTCTTGCCTGTCGATAGCACCAGACAGTAACCAACCATCAATTTCTGAATATAATCTTTCTTCTGTGATGTCGTTTTCTGAATCTTCTGTGTTCTCCAAAACAGAATGAACTGCAGTACCAAACAAAGACCAAATCATGTCTACTGCATCAACTTCTATCTTGTCGTTATACTGTTCTTTTAATATTCTTATTCTGGGACTATCAATTAATGTAGTTACAGATATGTCAGCTTTGCCTTTACTATACTTATCGTTTCTGGCAAAATCCACGAATGGTTTGGGCATACCAAATTTATTAGTAATTTTCATGTGTCTTCTCCTACGCTTATTAAAAACTATAATGTAATATAATATATGTCAATAACAAATAATAACAAAATTCATTTTATCATAGATGGAGAACCAGCAAGTAAGGGAAACTCTAGAAAAATAGTAAATTTTGGTAAAAGAATGGCATTAATAAAATCCCAAAAAGCTAGAGATTATGAAAAGTTATTTGCAGATCAATGTCCAGTTTTAGAAAATCTTATTGAAACTGATGTTAAAGTGGAGTTAATTATATACTACGCATCAAGAAGACCAGATTTAGATGAAAGTGTGATACTGGATTGTATGCAAGGGAAAATTTATGTTAATGACAGACAAGTCAAGCAAAAGCACATTTACTGGGGACTGGACAGAGAAAGACCTAGAACTCATGTCAGAGTGTCGCCTTTGGAAACATGTAATTTGCCAAGCGATCTCTGATAGCTATTTAGGAAGTCCAAAAGAAAAATTAAGAGTTGGCGAATGGTTAATGACTGATGATTACATAATCGTGTGTGATATGGCAGAGATGCACCCAGAGAATTTATACAAACTAATAAAAGAAATTTTAACCAGTAAACCAATAGTTGCTAGATATCTTGGAGAAAGATTAAGAAAAGCAATTCAAGATAGGGGTCATCTCTACTAGTTATAACATACTAGTTATAACAAGTAATAATATATATATATATACTAGTTATAACTAGTAGATGTTAAGGTTAACATTTAAAACAGTTTTGCAAAATACAGGCGTTCCTCCCTATCTCATCTGATTTGCGAACTTATAAAATTAGCTAAATTTTTTTGTTGACGAAGATTTTTTATCTGATTATCTTTTCTGTCATGCGTAGGAGAGATCAATGGAATTAAAACAAAATATTAGGGCAAATGCCCTCAAGTTGGGTAGTGGGCAACACAAGGTAAACTGTCCATTTTGCTCAAATCAGAGAAAGAAAAAAGACCAGAAAACATTATCCCTAAAGGTAGATGCCAAAGTAGTTTATTATAATTGTTGGCATTGTAATGAGAATGGATTTATTAAGTTTGAGGATAGCAATTTTAGATTAATAAGGAGAGAGAATGTGATTCATGCTGTTGATGATAATAGGTGGAGAGATTTAACAGTAGAGAATGGCAGTATTAATTATTTGAAAAGTCGTGGCATCTCAGAAGATACGGCAAAAAAGGTAGGTATAAAGTTTAAACATCACTACATTGCATCAGAAAGAAAAGAGATGCCTTGCATAGTTTTTCCATACAGAAACAATGGCAGTACAGAGTTTGCTAAACTTAGATCATTTCCACAAAAGGGTTTTTCATCTCAAGGATCAGCAGTAAATTTTTTCAACATAGATAACGTAAATGATAATGAGTTTATGATTATTTGTGAGGGGGAGATGGACTGCTTGTCATTCATGGAGATAGGTTACAAGTCAGTTGTTTCCATACCTCATGGTGCAGTAATGAAAGTTGTTGATGGCAAAATAGATGCACATGAAGATAATAAATTTAAGTTTATTTGGAATGCAAAAAAGAAACTTGATGAATGCCAGAAAGTCGTTATTGCAATGGATAGTGATAAGTCTGGTCAAGCTATGGCAGAGGAGTTAGCCAGAAGAATAGGAAAAGATAAGTGTTTCAAGATAGAATACCCAGAAGATTGCAAAGATGCCAACGAGGTTTTAGTTAAGCATGGTGCAGAAGAGTTAGATAAAATAACTGCAAACCCAATACCATATCCAGTTTCAGGTTTGTATGATGCTTCACATTTTTATGAAGAAGTTGATGACATTTATGAAAAGGGTATAGGGTCTGGGGTTTCTACTGGTTATCAAGAAGTAGATGAACTTTACACAATTGTCGAGGGTCAGCTTACAGTTGTGACTGGACACCCATCATCTGGTAAGTCAGAATTTGTAGATCAGATCATGGTAAATATTGCCAGAGATAAAGGTTGGAAGTTTGGAATATGTAGCTTTGAGAATGAGCCTAGAATACATATTGCTAAATTAATTAGTAAATATGTTGGTAAACCTTTCTTTGATGGCATAACTCCAAGAGTTACGAAAGAAGATTTAGCTACTGGAAAAAAGTTTGTACAAGATCATTTTTCTTTTTTGTATCAAGCTGATGGGTCGCTATCTACGTTGGATAGCATTATCGAGAGAATGAAAGTTGCAGTTATGCGACATGGAATTAGAGGTGTAGTTATAGATCCATATAATTATATCTCAAAAGAAAATATAAATTCTGAAACTGATTGGATTTCAGATATGCTAACTACGTTACGAGTGTTTGCTCAAGCTCATGGAATACATATTTGGTTTGTTGCCCACCCAACAAAAATGATGCGAAAAGATGATGGGACTGTCCCACCACCAAAAGGTTATGACATATCTGGTAGTGCATCATGGTTTGCAAAAGCTGATCTTGGATTAACAGTTCATAGACCAAATCCAACAACATCTAGTCTTAGTCAAGTGATGGTCTGGAAATGTAGATTTTCTTGGGTTGGATCAGTTGGGGATTGTATGCTATGCTTTGATAAAG